ACCGGCAGATACTTACCGGTGACAACGCGGACAACATACCGGGCTGCTATAAGATCGGTAAGAAGGGCGCTGAGAAACTGATGCCGGAGTACACTAGCGAGGCAGAGCTATGGGACGTAGTAGTACAGCAGTACGCTATCAACATGGAGAAGTACCCGGAGCATCATATGCCGTACAGTAACGATCCAGTGGGGGCAGCTACAGAGAACGCGAAACTCTTGTGGATGCTCAGCGAAGTTGGAGAGAATTGGGAGCCACCAGTATGAAGAATAAACTAATAGACCTATTCGTAGGTACAGTAGGTATAGTACTGGTAAGCGGTATCTCCTACACCTTCTATCTAATTTTTTCGGGAGCGGCAGCATGAATGACAATGTAGTAACACTGAACGAGAAGAGTACCCGAGCGTACCTACTGAAGATACTAGCCGCGTACGATGAGGGTACTATTAACTCCGTCGTTATTATCGGCCAAGGTAACACAGGTGATGATAACCAGCGGGTACTCATGCCGTTCGTATCAGACGAAACGACACTGACGGACCTAACGCTAGCCGCTACTCTGCTACACGGGTACGCCTTGGATGCCGTCGGGTTCACGATTAACGAGGGGGAGGAAAGGGATGCCTAAAATCTTTCGTACGGAAAATGGGGACAAGTGCGACTCCGGGTTCGAGGTTATGGTTGTTGATGACCTGATCGCTCGCGGAGTACCGTACGACCACCACCCCGGAGTACTATCATACCACAAGGCTTGTATCGGGGGATACTGTCTGGACTGCGACAGCAACAACGTACGTAAAGGATGTACCTACGAGCCAGACCTGTACCTACCAGAACAGAATATGTACATAGAGTTGAAAGGGGGAGACATGAAGGTAGCGGCGCGAGGCAGGCTAATCGCCTTCGCCCGTACTGGGGACGTACCGATTAGGTTCTTGTTCCGAGACAACCGCCTAATCCGCGGTACACAGAGTAACCACCTACAGTGGGCCGCTAAACTAAAGTGCGTGGCAGCAGTAGGTAAGACTATACCCGAATCATGGCTACAGGAGTACATCGAAGATGGACAGTAACGATAAGCAGATAGGTGGCGCACACTATAAAGGTAAGCACGTACAGCCGTGGGATATCGTACATCAGTACGGCCTAGACTTCTACGAGGGTAACGTACTAAAGTACCTACTCCGTCGTAAGCCCGGTACCAAACGGATAACCGATCTGGAGAAGGCCAAGCATTATATCGAGAAGAAGCTAGAGCTTATGTACGAAGAACGCCGGTCACAGGGGCCGTCAGCTTTCGTAACCGAGCGAGAGGCAGAGCAAACTAGGATTATGGAAAACGTCGCTGCCCGTGTGGAAGCCATGAAGCACCAGAAGGAACAGGAAGCAAGTAAGTTGCAGGTAGAGGAAATAACCCTCACCCCGGCGGAAGGTTTCTCACTAACGGCGCAAGAGATGACGACGATCGGCGCGAAGCGAGGGGTAGAGGTACCTAGTCCGCCTTTATCCGAGGCCGACAAGTACTGGGCACGTACACCTTGGAACAAGCGTCGGCAGTACTCTGAGTACCCCGGCCCGGACACTGATGACGAAGGGAGAGCAGTATGAACTCAATATTACCGATACCACGCCAGAACCTAGAGCAGCTACTGGAAACGCTACAGGATGCCGAGTGTGAGATGGGCGAGCCGGAAGTGACCGAGCTTATCAGTAACAAGCTGGACGTTAAGATGACCAAGGCTATCATCTACCTAGAGGAACTGCTTGATGAAGAAGATTAAAAAGAACGAACACGTATGGATACCGGACACCCAGCTACGGCCCGGTGTACCGGTACAGCACATACAGGCCGCGGGTAATTACATTGCCGAGAAGAAGCCGGGTACTGTGGTAGTCGGTGGGGACTGGTTTGATCTACCGTCGCTGTCGGTGTACGAGAAGCCGGGGAGTAAGTTCTTCGAGGATGTTAGCTTCCAGTCGGATATCGACTTCGGTAACGACCAGTGGGACTCTTTCATGGCTCCCATCCGTAAGAAGCGGAACTATAATCCGCGTGTAGTATTCGTGGAAGGTAACCATGAGTACCGTATGCAGAGGGCTATCAACAACGACCCTACCAGACTGGACGGGGTAATGGGTAGGCACCTACTGGGGCCGTACCTAGATACCGATGTGGAGTGGCACGACTTCCTAGATATCGTTACGATCGACGGTATCATGTACAGCCACTACTTCTGTAACCCTCAGTCGCTGATGCGGGGAGTACTAGGCGGTACCTCCGACAACCGGCTTAACAAGCTGAAGGGCAGCTTTACCCAAGGTCACCAGCAGACTCTGATTACCGGTAGCCAGTACAAGCCGGACGGTAGTAGGATACGGGCACTGGTAGCCGGTTCCTTTTACCAGCACGACGAAGAGTACGCGGGGCCACAGGGGCACAACTATTGGCGGGGTATTATCTACAAGCATGAGGTAAAGGACGGGGACTACGATCTTATGGAAGTTAGTCTCGATTACCTCTTGCGGAACTATACCTAAGCTGATACAATAGAATTAGGAACACAGGAAAATAGATATGATAACAGACAAATCGCACGGGGCCACGGCAGCGCAAGCCCTACTCGTCCTGCTCGGTATAGGTAGTATTATCTTCGGGCTGGAGTGGGCGGCTATACACGCCCTTGCCGAATTGGGGCAGCTAGTAGGGATATACGACTGGGAACCGGGCATGGGCCAGACGTTCTTTACTATAGTAGTCGCTAACCTACTCGGCCTAATACTCTCCATCTCTCTCAAAATCAAGGACTAGTTTATGAATGAATTTAGAAACAGCTTCGGGGAAACTATCTTCCGTCAGAAGTACGCCAATACCGAGACGGCTACGTGGGCCGACAACTGTGCAGACGTTATCAAGGACGTTACCACTAACCTTATGAAGCCGGGCCAACAGGAACAGCTACGTAAGTACATGGAAGACTTCAAGTTCCTACCGGGCGGTAGGTACCTGTACTATGCGGGGCGTCGGGCGTCGTTCTTTAATAACTGCTACTTGCTCAAGGGGGAAGAGGATACCCGCGAAGAGTGGGGAAGGCTAACCAAGAGGTCATCGGACTGTCTTATGTCAGGGGGTGGTATTGGTATAGATTACTCCGTATTCCGCCCTGAAGGCTCACCGTTGGGCCGTACGGGGGGTGTAGCGAGTGGTCCTATCCCTCTCATGAACACCATCAACGAGCTAGGACGTAACGTGATGCAAGGTGGTAGCCGCCGCTCTGCGATCTATGCCTCTCTGAACTGGAGACACGGGGACGTAGACGAGTTCCTACGTATGAAGAACTGGCATGACCAAGAGATACACGAAGGGTACTCGGTAGCTGATGCGAAGTCGGATAACTTTAACTATCATGCCAATCTGGACATGACTAACGTATCCCTGAACTATGACGATGCGTTCCTAGATCACCTAGAGAACGGTCACCTACCTGAGACGTTCGTAACGAACTGCCGTCAGGCTATGCGTACCGGGGAGCCGGGCTTTAGTTTTAACTTCGGAGATAAGGAAGATGAAACTCTACGAAATGCTTGTACTGAGGTCACGTCTGCTGACGATAGCGATGTGTGTAATCTGGGTAGTGTTAATATGGGCGCTATCGAAACCATAGAAGAGTTCCGCGAGGTAGTACGTCTAGCGGCCGGGTTCCTAGTATGCGGTACTATCACTGCGGAGCTACCGTACCGCAAGGTATACCAAGTACGTAAGAAGAACCGTCGCTTAGGTCTAGGACTCATGGGTATACATGAGTGGCTTATGCAGCGCGGGTACCAGTACGGTATGAATCAAGAGCTACGACAGTGGATGGAGGTCTACCGTGAAGAATCTGAACGTGCCGCAAACTCTCTCTGTGACCGGCTTTCTATCTCTCGCCCTGTTGCTTATCGTGCAATTGCTCCTACTGGTACTATCGGTATTCTGGCCGGAACGACTACAGGTATTGAGCCTCTATATGCTGTGGCGTACAAGCGGCGTTATCTGGTTGGTGGTTCTGATTGGCGTTATGAATACGTCGTGGACTCCACGGCTGAAGAACTTATTCAGAGGTATTCTTTAGACCCGGAGAAGATCGAGAGCAGCCAAGACTTGACGCAGGACTTCGAGCGTAGACTAGAGTTCCAAGCCGACGTACAAGACTACGTAGACATGGCTATCTCCAGTACTATCAACCTACCGGCGTGGGGTACCGAACTGAACAACGAGGACCGGGTAGATGAATTCGCAACGGTGTTAGCAAAGTACGCCCCCCGGCTGCGCGGCTTCACTGTATACCCAGATGGGGCACGGGGTGGTCAGCCACTTACTGCGGTACCGTATCACGAAGCACATAACCAGACGGGACTGGTCTTTGAAGAGAATTCAGACGCGGCCTGTGCGGGGGGAGTTTGTGGAATATGAGTAACGAACTGAAGTACACGCT